TTGCGTTTTAAATGTTTTCGCGTATCTGAATGGTTGTGAATACAATTCGACAAAATCGCCATTGTAACCCATAACGTTGCGCAACATTATTTCGTAATATCCAATTCGATACAATAAACCATACCCGCAACGTGAAATTCCGTTTTCCGTTGGCGTTGGAATGTAAATCAACCAATCTTTAAATTTTTCGTCGGTTTCAAATTGAATCCCGTTTAATGAATAAACGTAACTGACAACTTGCATTCTGTCCGGCGAAATGTTATGTCTTTTAATCAAACGAATATCGTTTAATTTGTCGTCTGAAATACCGCCGAAATTTATCAATGAATAACCGTAAAAAATGGAATCCAACGCGTAATTTATCAATGTATTTATCCATTCGCCTTGAAACTTGTTTGTCCAAAATTCGTCAATGTCGCCGTTTTCGTCAACCAATTCCCATTTTTTCATTATTGTTAACGACTTGCGTTTTTCCATGCACGCGTGAACGTGTCCATTCAAAACAGTATCGTTAAATAATTGTTGCATTTTTACCCGGTGCGGATAATATGCTAATTCCGCTTCGTTGATTGCTGAACGCCATGTTATAACGTCCTGACGCATTCTTTGCAACTGAACGCGCGCAATGTATCGGTCAACATGTTTTGGATCTTCTGCGCGTGTAATTCCCGCGTCGCTTCCGACTAATGGTTGCGTTACCGGAAACCAATAATTGCGAATGTCTTTAATTATTCCCATTGATTAATAATTGTTATAATTTTTTGGATTTGAACCCCAACGAATGCGCGCGCCTTGTTGTGGTTGCAACAACGGAATGTCTGCTGTAATTGCGTTATTTTGTCCGCCGGCTTCTTTTAACCAATCCAAACAATACATGTAATTGTCTTTTCGTAATTGCGGAATATTGTTTGGTGCAATTCTCATGTGTATTTTGTACAAAACAATGTCAACTAAAAACGCGACTAATTGTTGGCTTCTATTGTCGCCTTTTACCCATGTTAACGGCAACCATTTGTTTATGTTTGTTCCCGGCGCAACATTTAAAACGTTGTTTTGCATGCAAATATATGCTTGTCCGTTATAATTGACGACCGTATCTTTTGCGTATGTTGTAACCGTTGAATAATTAGGTTTGTTGCTTGCTGTATTGTAACAATTGTAATTTTTTAACGCATACAAAACGCCCGTTGTCCAATATTTTGATGCAATGTTTACGTCTGTTGGTATAACGTTTTTAACGTCTGTTAAACATTGATAAACATAATTTTTGTAAAACACAATGTCGCCTTTTTTGTATTGTGTTGAATAGGAATAACGCGGAAATGGCGATTGAACGTAATACAATGTTTTTTCTGCGCCTACCAATTGCCAATTTGACGGGTTAAACGCTTCCGGTGTTGTAATTGCTGTTGTGCAAACATAAACATTGCCATTATTTAAACATGTACTGTTTATTGTATAAGTTGCCGTGTTGCTGTATGCTGTCGCCGTTAATTCAATTAAACTTTCGGCGTTGTATGTTCCGTTGTTTACGAATAATTTTATTTCCTGAAATTCTTCGTCAATATCGTATCGTTGAACTAAATAAGAAATCATTTCCGCCCGACTTTCCAATTCACACGCTAAACGAACGTAATCATTGCCTTGCGTTATTTGTGTCAATTGTTGTTCCTGAATCCGGAAATTATAATAGTCTTGCAAACGTAAATATCCCATAATCAACGAAATTAATTTGATTTATTGAAATTACTATTTTTTTACTATATGAAAAACGTCAATAACCATGTTTTGATTGTTTGTTTTTTCCAACCGTTGCAATGATTGCGTCCGTTCCTTTTTGGTATGTCAAATAATCGTTTGCGAATGCCATACAAACCAAATAATCAAATGTGTCGGACGTATGCCCGTATTTTTCAAAAGTAACGCCGTTAATTGATTCTTTTTCTTTTTTCTTTGTCCCGTCTGCGTCCTCTTGTAAATTGTTAAAATCTCGAATTGAATTTTTGCAACTTTCGTCCAATTCAAAAGTTATTCCGGTAAATTCTTTGTCAAAAATATGGTTGATAAAACGCCCACGCATAACAACGGACGGGTTCGACATGGGAACGCGCAATTGGGGTTTATACTTACGCAAATAGTGTAATATCAAAGTGAAAAAATTTTGTCCTTTTTCCAACTTTGTATCGCTTTTCCGGCTTGTTGCGTCGCCATAAATAAAAACCCCTGACGCGTGTTCAAAATATTCACGTTCGATTGTCTGACATAATATTTCAACGGTATTGTTCGGTGTTTCCAAACAAAATTCATGTATTTGTTTAATTGATTTTCCGGCTATCTGATAAACGGTTGCGGTAATGTATGGTTTTACGTTTTCGTCAAATGAAATGTGCAACGGAATGTTTGGATTGTATTTGCATTCCTTAATGTGTTTGTCTGTGTTAAAACATTTATAAAATTCACCGCCGGTGCGCAATTCAATGTCCCAATTGCCCAAAACATAAACTTCATATTCATATTTTGGCAAATCCTTTAAACTGTCAATGTAATCTTTTGGAATATGCGGATTGTCAAATATTCGCGACGGAATATATAACCAACGTTCGTTTAATTCGCCTTTTGTGTACGGATAATAAAACATGTCGCGAACCCAATTTTTTGCCGGGTTGCATGTACCCATTATTTTTTTCGGCGGTTGTTTTGGATTTGGATTTGTTATTGATTTGGGAATAATATAACTGCCGGCGCGTTCCAATGCTTTGTAAAACGATTTTTCGTTTAACTCGTTAATTTCTTCCAACAAAAACCCGTTTACCTCTAATCCTTTCCAACGGTTCAAATCTTTATCGGTGTCGTAATTTTCGGAAAAAAATATTATTTGCGATCCGTTTTCACATGTTACAACTTGCGTTTCTTGATTGTACGATTTTATGAATTTGTCGGGTTTTATTTTGTTGAATGACGGTATTGTGTTTCGCTTCAATGTAGGCAAATCCTTTCGGACAACTGCCCAACGTGAACCTGGGTAAACTTTACACAACAAAAATATTGCGCCCAATCCGGCAAACGTTTTTCCGCCACGAATCGCGCCGCCGTACAATACAAAATCGTATTTGTTTGAAAAAACCGCCTCAAAAAATTCGTCTTGTTTCGGGAATGATTCAAACAATATTTGTTTATTCGACATTAAATTTCAATTTCGGTTTCGCCTATTTTGAAAACTTGTTTGATTTGTTCGCCGCCGCTTGTAATGTCTGTCTGTTGCGTTGGTAATCCGTAACCACTATTTAACAATTCTTTGTACGCTTGCGTATCTCCTTTGCGCGCTTTTGCAATTTGCGACAATGTAATAATATCCTCTTGGCTTAAATCCTCGTTTTCGCCTGAAATTGGGTTTTTTACCTTGCTGACAACTTCCAACCATTTGCGCGCAATTGTGCTGCGATTTTTTGATCCAACCGGACGTCCTTTTGGGTTTCCTGATTGCCCCTTTTTAAATTCGTGTTTTTTTATGTCTTCTTTGCTCATTTTATTGCTGTTGTTGTGCTGTTACCTCAAACGACAATCGTAACCCATTGAAACAAGTTTATTGTATGCCGTTTCGCGTTGGTTCATGTCGTCAAATATCAATTCAATTTTCAACGTTGATTCGTTTTTGTCTTCCGGCAATTGAAAATCAATTTCGCTGTTTTTAAAGTTAGTTAATGAAACGCCCCAATCTGACAATTGCGTTTGTTCAAATTCGTCAAACAACAAATTTTCGTCCCAATCTAAATTGGCTTTTGACGTCGCGTTGTCTGCAAATGCTAATTCGCGTCCGGCTTTGGAATCTATGTCAATATCGGTTCGTTTAACTGCGACAATGTCGTTTCCGGTTGTTTCAACGACAATAACATTTTCAAATCCAATTTGTGCGGCGTTTTCAACTGTTTTGTTCCCGGCAATGATTCGGTTGTTTTTGTCCAACAAAATAGAACGTCCTGCGCCGTAATTACGCAATGATTTTTCAATCAATGAATTTCCAAATTCTGTTCCCTTGTTGAAATTTTTGTCGTCGGGTTTTAATTCCGATATTTTTACGCGTTTTTCTGCCATACTTAAAACCTTAAATCGTCGTCAATTTTGTCCTTTATGACTTTAACTGTTGCCCATGCAAAAAACAAAAATATTGAAATTGCTAAAATTATCATTGTTGATTTCATACCATTAAATTATTAAAATTATTTTGTT